TGACCTCTGGTTGGGCTTCAACTTCTACTATCGCTTTGTCTGCCACAACAGCCACAGCATCGTTGAACGTTGGTGACGTTATCCAAATTGCTAACGTGTACGCTGTCAACCCACAGAACCGCCAGGCTTATGGTTCTAACAAATTGCGTAACTTTGTCGTGACTGCTGCCGCTACTGTGGCAACATCTGGTACAACTAGCGTGACTGTTAGCCCTGCCGTGATTACTGCTGGTCAGTTCCAGAACGTTAGCGTGACTAACGCTGGTGCTTCAACAGTAACACCTTTCAACAATACTGGTACTGTCTCACCACAGAATATCATTATGCACCGCAATGCGTTCACATTGGCAGTCGCTGATCTTGAGTTGCCAGAGGGTGTCCACTTTGCTGGTCGCGCTTCTGACAAGGAAATCGGTTTGTCAATGCGTGTGGTTCGTCAGTACACCATCAATAACGATAGTATTCCTACGCGTTTAGATGTGTTGTATGGCTGGGCCCCGCTTTATCCTGAACTCGCTTGCCGTGTTGCAGCTTAATTAACTTAAAGGAAAACTAACATGAGTAATCCAGGACCAGCAACCACAGTCAGCAATCACCCACAAAACTTGGCCACAAACCAAGCCTTGCGTTTGATTGCTTCAGCACAATCCGTTAACTTGGCCGTGGCTGGTGATACAGCCATGACTGTAGTTGATGTGACTAAATTTGTGCCCGTCAGCGTGCTAATCACCAACGGCTTGAACTCTAGTGGATCAACAACCACTATTGCTACGGCTACTGTTGGTGTTTACACAGGGCCAGCTGCTACAGGTTCAACAGTATTGACTACCGCTGCTTTGACTAGCAACACCGGTGGCCCTTATGTGACAACATCCACGGCAACAAATCCCGCAACCGCAATTTCTAACCCATCCACAATGTATGTGAATGTGGGCACAACGATTGCCGCCACTTGCGATGTATTTGTTTACGGCTATGACCTCACATTTTTACCCTAATGTGTAGGTAAATAAGGAAAAAGCCATCCACAAAACGGGTGGCTTTTTTTCATTTTGTTATACAATAATCATGTTTTAAAGGAATTATCATGTCCAAAACTACACTTACCCGTGGTAATTTGTTGAGCAGTTCCATCGCTCAATTGACACTACCAAGCACCACTTTTTCCACTACAACAACTGAAGTCACGATTTCATGCCCTGGCGTTAAATCCACAGACATGATCAATGTCACAGTTGATGCGGCAATGGTTACAGGCGTTGCGGTTGGTAATGCTTACACTAACACGGCCGATCAAATCATAGTTCGCTTGATTAACCTCACAGGTGGATCGGTCACCCAAACGGCCGCTAACTTGTTGGTTAACGTGAAATCGCCTGAAGACAGTCCCTTACCCGCGAATGTGGTGTAAATATGGCTGGTTCAACAGTCCAACGCAACGCGGGTCAGACGTATTGTCTTAGCGTCACCAATAGTGCCCATGCAAGCACTTTGATTGATGATCAGACAAACGATCAGATCAACTACTGCTCATTCCTAAACACGGGCGCATCGCCCATTGCGGTGAAATTTGCGAATTATTCGCCATGCCCCGCCGCAACGTTTCCGAGTGATGGAACACCGGGGGATTATGTTTTGCCTGCGGGCATGACCTCTCCCCTTATCTTGGCAACCCCAACAACGCCCTTTTACATGACGGCAATTAGTAATAGTGGCACGGCGGGTTTGCTATATGTAACGGCCGTTGGCGATCAAAGCTAACATGGTTGGCCCTAACAAAACTGTTGACCAAAACCTACTGCCCGTTCAGGCGTATTTTGCGGTCGATGGCACGTTTCAGACTTTCATCGGTCAGGGCCAACCTTTCACGGCCACAATAAGCCCTATCCAAAGTGGGCTAACAATCACCAATAGCACCCTAGATTCAAGCCCTATTGGGGCTACAACGCCATCTACGGGGGCTTTTACAAGCATATCCACAACAACGGGCACGATCACCACATCGCCCGCTAATTCAACGGATATTGCTAATAAATATTATGTCGATATGGTTGCCCAAGGGCTTGGCCCAAAGGCGGCGTGTCAAGTGGGAACAACCACAAACATTACGCTATTGGGTCTACAAACCATTGATGGATACACCACATTGGCGGGTGATCGGGTTTTAGTCAAGAATCAATCTACATCATCACAAAACGGCATCTATATCGCGTCATCAACGGCTTGGGCACGGGCGGTTGATATGGATGTGTGGGCGGAGGTTTCGGGCGCTTACACAGTGCTTTTAAACGGCGGACAGGCCGACACGGGATGGGTTTGCACGGCATCACAAACGGGCACAATCGGTGTCACGGCCATGCCTTGGGTGCAATTTAGCGGATCGGCAACGTATTACGCGGGCACGGGGCTAACGCTATCATCCAATACATTTAGCATCACCAACACGGGTGTCACGGCCGCAAGCTATGGATCGGCAAGCCAAACAGTCACTTTTGTGATCAACGCCCAAGGCCAAATCACTAGCGCAACATCACAGAATATTGCTATTGCCGCATCACAAATCACAAGTGGCACGATTTCATCTAGCCTAATTAGCGGGTCTTATACGGGAATAACGGGTGTTGGCACGCTAACGGCGGGCACTTGGAATGCAAGCACCATAGCGGTGGCCTATGGGGGCACGGGGGCAACAACGCTAACGGGGTATGTTTACGGAAACGGCACGGGCGCTATGACGGCGGCCACAACGATCCCCACAACCGCGCTAAGTGGCACGATCACCAACGCACAATTGGCCAATTCCACAATTTCGGGCGTGGCTTTGGGTGGAAATCTATTTGCTTTAACGATTGGATCAAATCTAAGCGGCACAAACTATAACGGATCAAGTGCGGTGACGATCACCAATACCGCGCCTATGGTTTATCCCGCATCGGGAATACCCAATTCAACGGGATCGGCGTGGGGATCATCTTATTCAACAAGTGGATCGGGATCGGTTTTAGCATTGGCAACGGGCGCAAGCCTAGCAAATCCAACGGTTTCTAATTACGCCACTTTAACGCCCCAATCATCTTTGCCTAGCTACGCACAGGGCGAATTGTTTTATGACCAAGCGCAAGATGCCTTGGCTTATTACAACGGCGTAACTAATAATGAATTGCACATTGGGCAAGAAATTCAATTAAAGGTTTACAACAACACGGGATCAACAATCAATGTTGGCCAACCCGTTTACATCACTAGCACATCTAGCGGATTTATTTATCCTTGCGTGGCTTTGGCCATTGCCAATAGCCTAACCACGGCCAACGTGATTGGATTGGCAAATCAGGCTATTCCAACGGGCACGGCGGGCTATGTGACCACTATTGGGGTTGTATCGGGTGTTAACACGGGCACTTATACAGTTGGTGACACACTTTATTTATCGCCTTATTCGGCGGGCTATTATCAAAACACCATACCGCCAACGGGCTATGCGGTCAAGATCGGCACAGTTTCCTATGTAAACTCTAGCGGTCAAATCTACGTCAACAAAAGCAATTTGTCGGTTCAAGCGGGCAACATTGTTGGCCAAGTGGCTATAACGAATGGCGGCACAAACGGCACGGCAACACCCACGGCGGGCGCGGTTGCTTACGGAACGGGCACGGCTTATGGATTCACGGCGGCGGGCACAAGTGGCCAAGTCTTACAATCCAACGGATCAAGTGCGCCTAGTTGGGTATCACCAACGGCCTACGCAACAGTCACCGATGACACCACAACAAACGGCACGCGATACCCGTTATTTGCCAATCAGACGGCGGGAAACTTAACAACCGAATACACAAGTAGCACCAAGCTACAATTTAACCCTAGCACGGGCGTATTTACGGCCACACAATTTAGCGGATCGGGTGCGGGGCTAACATCTATTCCCAATTCGGCACTTAACAATTCTAGTGTGATAGTTGGGACAACGGCTATTTCGTTGGGATCATCGGCCACAACGATTGCGGGGCTTGTATCGGTTACTAGCACCACATTTGTGGGCGCTTTAACGGGAAATGCAAGTAGCGCAACAACGGCAACCACGGCCACAAATGCAACGAATATTGCGATCACGGATAACACAAGCACCAACGCAACGTATTATCCCGTGTTTGTATCAAATTCAAGCGGAAATAATCCCGCCACAACATCATCAACAAAGTTAAAATATAACCCATCCACGGGTGCGTTGTATGTTTCCGCAATTTATATTGCGCCATAAGGGGAAATCATGGGAAATTTAGTCTTTCAAGCGGCATCAGGCGGTCAAGTGGCCGTTAGTGGCCCAAACACCGCATCTAGCTTTACGATTGCCGTTCCCGCCGTATCGGGCACTTTTGTCACAACGGGTGATACGGGCACTGTAACAACAACCATGTTGGCAAGCACCACAGGATCGGGTGCGGTTGTATTGGCCACAAGCCCCACATTGGTGACACCGACATTAGGTACACCATCTAGCGTTACATTGACAAACGCAACAGGATTGCCAATATCAACAGGATTAAGTGGCTTAACAACGAATGGCGTGGCATACGCTACAAGTACAAGTGCTTTGGCTACTGGGTCTGCGTTGACGTTTGATGGCAGTCAATTTAGTGTTTTACGGAACGGTACAGGGACAATTGCTTCATTTAATGGTCGTTCATTTGACACTCCGTTACTGGTTACTGGCGCTGGCTCTAGCGGCAATAGTATTGGCGATTCTTCAAGCAACGCTTTAATCAACTTCAACACCGCCAGCGGAGCATTGCAGTTTTATGCCAACGGCTCCGAAAAAATGCGCCTGACCAGCACAGGTCTGGGTATTGGTACAAGTAGTCCTGGTTATTTACTAGATGTGCGTCAATCTTCAGATGGCACAATTGGTTATTTCCGCAGAATTGGGGCAACAAACAATCCTGCTTTGAAATTAGTTGCAAATGAAACAGGAAATACTGTTGGTTTAGACACAGATTATTCTGCTTCAGGGCCAGCAATA